AGTGTATTGTCTCCTCCCAGGATGTGATCATGATTACTAATTTATTTTATGAATATGTATGAGTAAAAGCAGAAGTAGTCTAAAATAGGGAAGTGTTTGACGGTTTGTGGTCGGCAATGCAAATTTTGTGGTTTCCTGTTCAGTTTGCGGTCGGCAATGCTAATTATGTGGTTTTCGGGGGGTAAAGGGGGTGTCCCCCCTGGGGGTTTAAGGGGGCGGACCCCCTTGGGGGTTTGGGGGCGGAGCCCCCAGTGCGCCTGCGTATTAGGGAGGCGGAGGCTGTTTATTTAAGTTAAACTTATATAAATGGACCACCCGAGAGTGAATTAATGCTGGCCTTTATTCAGTAAAGTTGAGTTTGAAATTTACATTAGGCATTTGGTTTACAAGAGGTTCTAAAGGTAGCCAGGGATAGAAAGGTTTATCATTATGATAATATCTGGGTGGTTTGTGCATCCATTTAGCTAATTGTAATTCAGTTTCAAAGTCTGGGCCTGTTATTCTCCTGTTTTTAGGAGCAGGGGGATCAAACATATTTACAGTTATAGTACTACGTTTTATGACATATTTTCGGCTAGTTTTAACAACTGGAGGATTCTGTGTCTGAGTTTCCGTTGCTTTCGCTTGTGTCGCTGGAGCTGGAACTGCAATGTTTGCGGCTCTTTTTCCTCCTCCGATGAGTCCTCTGTCGATGTTGTCTCGGGGGTTTTGAGCTGGACGTCCATTGCAGTTTGTCCTGTAGATGACAAAATAGCTTGTTGAGTTTCATAGTCTTTTTTGATTCGTTTTGCAGCCTTTTTTGTAAGGAGTCCCCTTCGCTCGTCAAAGGCTTGCAAGTAGTATTCGATGGGATATTCTGGATCCTGCAATAAAGTTGGCGATATGATGTTACCGGGTTGAGGAAAGTCTGGTTGGGCCTGTGGATCACAAACATTGTCCATTGGAGGTGGACAGCCTCCAAGTGTAAAATAAAATTTGTATTTCATGCTTGCCTCAACGGATATTCTTGGTGGTAGTTTTACAGTGCCAGGGCCCGTGTTAATAATCTCAGAGAATACAGTGTGCTGATAGCTGGTTTTAGGAAACCAATATCCTACATCAGGTGGTCTCATGTGGTCTGTTATTTCAAATGGGCTTCTGCCTTGTGTAAAGTTTGGGTCAACTGGTACATAATGTTCCATTTTAGGTGTTATATAGTCACTTAATATAACATACACATAGTCTAAGTCTAATCTTTGTACTTTTTCTGATTTTAGTAACCAGTCATGAAAACCAAATGATAATAACCATAGTGGAAGGCCTTCTGTGTTTAATTCTGGCTTGGTAGTGGCTCCCCATTTTGTTCTAGCTGTTGTTACAGGGCTAGCATATAAAGCATTATGGGCTGATCTGTCATTTTGTGGATTATATCTGCAAATAGTTAGTACGGTTTTTTCAGGTGGTAGTAATGTGCAGTTTAAGTTTTGTATTTTTTCAGTTGGGTTTGCAGTTTGTAGTTTGTTTAAATTTTTTATCATAAATATCTTTTGTGGCTCAGGCTCAAAGTATGGAGCATAAAAGGGGTTTCCCCATTTTGTTTTTGTTTTAAAGTAATCCTCATAATGTGCCTTTTCGTCTCCCATGGGTTCTCCAGGTTGATAATCATTTGTATTTCCTAGTAAAATTACGCGTTGGGTTTCTACGGCACTGAAATTTGTTATTGTTTGGTTTGTCCATGTTCTTAACCAGTATTCATCATTTGGTTTGTATGGTTGCGTTAAATTTGGGGATTTAAAATCGCTGTATTGAAAAATAGTTGTGTTAATGGATGCAAATCCTATAGTGCTAGAAATTGAATTTGCTGAAGTATAGTATCTGTCTAAGCTTAAGGCTGCTGATAGTATCATTACTAATGGATACTTTGCAAAGTCTTTTTGAAAATACCATTTGTTTTGCATTAATGTTGGTGGTGGTATTTTAATGGTTTTAGAAATTTTTCTTTTGTTGTTATTCTTTTTGCATGTTAGTACTTTTTTGTGTTTGTTTAATAGTAGTAAAGATGGTTGGCAAGATCTATATAGTTCTTCTGTAGCAGTTAGTGAACCACATCTAGTATATACAGTTACATAGTCAACATCAACATTTCTATATAAAGTTATTTTACAACCTCTATATTTTATCAGTGGTAGGTTACAATTTGAAATACTCCACCAGTTTCTAGCTTTTAAGTGAAGTTCATAAAGTCCTTTTAAAGTAAATACAGTTATTGAAAATAGTCCTCCTGAAGGAAATAAGTAAGGAGCAATTGTGTCTATGCTTTGAGTATTGTTATTTCCAATTCTTTCGGAGGTACCCTCAAATAGTGGGTATTTTCCTGTTACAGTCAGCCTCCGCATTTTTGTTGGTTGCCATTGTTTAATAGGTAATTTTTTAGGTTTTCGACGTAGTCTCCTTACCCGGTATCTGTATCTCCAGTACCGTCTTCTGCGAAAAGGCGCTCCAGCTCGTCGTCTCCAAAATCTTCTACGACGTCTACGCCGCCAGCCTCTCCAGTAGTAAGGCATGGTTTAATTTTTTCAGATAATCCTTTTGAAAATTTTAAAGATTTTTCTTGATTTATAATGGTTTCGATGGTGTGGCACAGAGGGTCGTCACATTGGCATTGGAGGTCGTGAAGGGTAACAATAGCGTTGGTCCAGTTTAGCTGAGCATGGCGTGGTCCTATTGTTAGTTTTTTATAATAATCTGACATCTGAAAAACAAATTTAAGTTACTTGCCCGTTCCGCTAGACTGGACTAGCCCGAATTGCCCCTTGATTTCGGTGGTTTCACTCACCTTCAGCACCCGCCCAAGTCCAGTCCGCAGTCAGTATCTGATGCGTCCTCCGTCTAGCGGCATAAACTCAGCCATTCGTCTGTGTAGTTATTTTTAT